CCGATCAATCGCGCTTCGTTTCGTGCCAACACCATCGGGTGTGGCAGCGTGACGGTTTTAGCCTCAACCTCCGCTTTGATGCGGGCGGCGTAGGGGTTCGGCGTGGCCGTGCCGTGCGGGGTGGCGTAGATGGTCATTGAATTGTCTCCGGTATTAGGACTTTGACGCCAGCAGCGCGGGCTTGGGAGATCATGTTTGCGGTGCCTCGACCGCCAGAGAAAGCAATGACCAGATCAGGCTTGCCATCTTCTAGCATTTGGCGGTTTCTAATTGGCCCTGCTGCTTTGCCGTGCTTTTGCCAGTCGGCGGGGTATTCTTTTACGGCAATGCCTTTCCACTTTGCAAATTCTCCGGCCATTCGATCCGCGCCGTTTGCACCGCCATGAATAAGCAGCGAAATGCAGTGATCTTTGTGAATACCGCCAAGCCAAGAGCCTAGCGTTAACGCGTCGTCGAAATTGCGGCCTCCGCAGACAAGAACTTTCATTTCCGTTTCTCCACTTGTGCAGCCAAGCAGGCCGCTATGATTGCGTGTAAAGTCTCGCGGGCGGGGGCGGTCATGGCTTATCCATCCACGGATAATAGCGAACTCGAACGGTGCAATCATCTCGCTCCTTTGTAGCTTGGTAGGCTGCGAGGGCGTTGTGGACGGCGGTCGCCGCGTCTTGCTGCATACCGAAGTCCTGACACACCATTTCGCGTTCATGGGTCACGGCCTCCGCCAGCTTATCCGCAGCCGCGACACGGGCCTCCAGTTCCTCAATGCGGTCGGCGGCTTGTTCACACGCCATGTCGTTCCTGCAAGAGTTGTGTTCCAAGCTGCACACACCACGATCACGCAGCCGTTTCACCAGATCATCCATCACCAAACCCTCCCCGCCACGATCAGCACCGCCACATAGAGCGATGCAATGCCAACTAAGACCAGCGCCGAGAACGGGCGCGGATCAACCGTGCGGCGGGGGCAAGTGCGCCCTTGATTGCAGTTGTGGTTGCAGCATTTCATCCACCCAACCCCTCTGGACGTGCCACTGGGCGCGGTGAGGCGCTCAACAGCGTCGAGCGTTCACACAGCACTGCTACGTCGTCATAGGACGCCTCAAGAATGACCTGCATCGGTTGCAGCGCGGCGCTGCACTCGGCTTCGCTTGGAAAGAGGACGCGGCTTTCCACATCCCCATCTCCGACGCCGTACAATGCGATAAGTACGGTCCAAAACTTCATTTGGGCATCTCCTCGGCATCGCGCAACGCGCTGTCCTTATACTGGCACCAATCCGGCGTTTCGTTTGTGTCGCTCGGCAGCTTCCTCGGCTTGGCGACACCCGGCTCGCTCCACAGGCACGATCCGCCGATGTAGCCTCGGCAACAAAAGCCACCGCTCAGACACTTGGCGATCAGCTTGCCGGGTTCATCTTTGCGTTCAATGATTACGGGTCCGAATGTGTATTGGGTCATAGCTCTGCGTTCCTTTCCATTTGGGCATGCGCCCGATCATCCTCCGCCATTTCTTGCATGGCGGCGGCTTCTTCGTCATTCGCGCGGGCGCACGCATCGCACGCCCACTTGTTTCGCTCATATTCGGTGAGATCGTCCTCCTCGAAATCGCACTCGCAATAATCGCAGCGGAACGTCTCGACAAAGGCGGGGGGATAGAGCCATGACGCCATCATTCACCGCCCTTCGGTGCATCAGGAAGCGGCATCCAGTGCGTAATCGGCATATTGATTACATCAGGATGATTTTTTTCAAAAACCTCGCAAATAAACATTCTACCTTGCGACCACTCGCAATTTTTGCACTTATTGCACTTTGCAAATACAAGACACTCTACACCTTCTTCGATTGTTTCAATCGGATACCAGGCGGATCGGTTCCTTGGTTTTAATTTCATCACATCCACCCCGCGCCATAGGCCACGAACATCAGCAGGAACGGCAGTGCAAAGACGCACACTGCGCCAAGAAGGTCGCCAAGAAATTCGCGGATCATGCCGTCCACCCCGCTTGCTTAACCGCGCCCTCGGCGATCTTGCGATTGCGCATCTCTTCGCGCGTGCAGCCGTGGTCAATGATGTGATCAATGTCTGCGGCCATCTCGCGCAGCGCCGTGACGTTTGCGCCCTCGCGGTTGCCGGAGCGTATCGCGTCATAAATCGCGCGGTTGAGTGCCTGCATGTTCTTTGCGTGTGTCATGTGTCGTTTCTCCTGTTTATTGCGCCGGGGACTTACACGGGCGGGCCAGTATCGACCGAAGCCCCGACGATAACCGCGCTCATCGCGGCTATGGGTGGCGGGGCCGAAGCCCCGTTGTGTTAGGCGGCAATGGCCGTGGCGTTGAGGTATGCGGCGCGGTCCTGCGCCTCAAGGCGGGCAATCTCGGACAGGTTGCGGTAGTTTTCGCCGCCGTTGTTTGCATCTGCAAATGCCTGCGCTTCTTCGGATGTGTCAAAGTAAAAGCGGTTCAAGGTAACAGAGCGCGCTGCGTATGCTGAGCCGCCGAAGGCAGTTGAAACCATCTTTGCCTCGAAGGCCATAATGGCAACTACGTTGTCAAAGGTTACGTTGTCGGTTGTGGCGAAAGCGTACGTGGTCATCGGTCGTTTCCCTTATCTGGTGGCGCGGTGGCCGTTGGTGATGGGTAGAGATTACGCAAAGCCCGTGGCGATGTAAACATAAAATTGCGCTTTACAAAAAATAAATTGCGCAATAAGGTGCTGGCATGGAAACAGCACAGACACAATTAAAGGCTTGGGTTCAGCGCGAGGGGCGCAAATTGTCATGGCTTGCACAGCAAGTTCCGGTTGGCAGTTCGCACCTTTCACGCTGGATGCAGGGCCACGTCGTGCCGCGCGAGATTTACCGCGTGCGCTTGGCGGAGATAACAGGACTAAACATCGCTGGCGACGCTGAATGGCGTGCTGGCCTTAACGAAGGGAAAGACCAATGACAAAACAACAACACAAGAACATCTACATCGCGCTGGCGGCAGCGCAGTCCGAAATGGGGCCGCTTGTTAAAGGCTCCAACAATCCGCACTTCAAAAGCAAATACGCTGACCTTGCTGATCTAGTTGCAGCAGTTCGCGGACCGCTTAATTCGCATGGATTGACGTTTTTTCATTGCATCATCAGAACCGATGCGGGCCAGGATATGCGGACCATCTTGATGCACGGCGAGAGCGAAACAAGCATCGAGTGTGACGTTCCTCTTATCGTCGCAAAGAACGATATGCAGGGAATGAAATCTGCCACGACATACGCCAAGCGCATTGGCCTTGAGAGCGTGACTGGCGTAGCGCCTCAAGACGATGATGACGGAAATGCCGCAGCAAAGGCAGCACCTCGCACCATCAACGCAGACCAATTCATTGCGCTACGCGACACAGCCGAGGAAGCTGGCGTTCCGGCAGCAAAGATATGCGCGGCATACGGCGCACCATCGCTTGAGCAATTCCCGGTGGACGCTTTCGACAGAGCGATGAAGAAACTCAGCGCAACCATCGCGGCAAATGCAGAGCAGAACCAGCCGTCGCTTGGTGACGTTCTCGCGGAGGCTTTGGGCAATGAGTGAGCAGGGCAGCGCAGAATGGCTGGCGGAACGCGCGGGGCGGGTAACCGCCTCCGCACTTTCTAACGTGATGATGGCAAAAACCGCAGCTGGGTATCAGAACTATATGGCGCAGCTTGTATGCGAGCGACTGACGGGCGAACCTGTTGAGACGTTCAAAAGCGCGGCAATGGAGCATGGCAACGAAACTGAGCCGCAAGCGCGGGCGTTCTATGAACTCGAAACAGGCAACGACGTGACCGAGGTGGGGTTCATTACTCACCCGTCAATCGAATGGTCAGGTGCTTCACCTGATGGCCTGATCGGCGCTGACGGTCTGATCGAGATCAAATGCCCGCAGCCAGCAAAGCACATTAAGAACCTGACAGGCGGCAGCATAGACAAGGCATACATGCTACAAATGCAGTGGCAGATGGAATGCACCGGGCGGACGTGGTGCGACTTCGTTTCGTTCAACCCTTCATTTCCTGAGCATCTCAAGATGCAGGTGACACGCGTTGATGCCGACCCAAAGTTGCAATCTGAATTGCGCGAAAAAGTGTCAGACTTTGTGCAGCAGGTTCAAGGCAAGTTGGCCGAATTAGAGGCGCGGGCATGAAGACAATTCGCGTTCTAACCGAACACGAAGCGCAGAAGGTGGCTGGTATGATTACTGGCCTCCCCCTGCCATTCACAATTACCATCGGCGATGGCGACAAGCGCACGCTGTCCCAGAACAGCCTTTTGCACAAATGGTATGGCGAAATCGCCAAGCACTTGGGCGACATGACAGCGGCACAGGTCAAGGGCCAATGCCATGTTGCGTACGGCGTGCCTATCCGCAGGCGTGACCCGATATGGTCGCGGGTCTGGGAGCGCATGTTTGACGGCCTAACATACGAACAGCAATGCTTCCTGTTTGAGCGTGGCATTCTGGCAATGACGCGAGAAATGAGCGTCAAGGAACTGACAGAATACATGGATGCGGTGCAGGGCCACTATCGAGCGCAGGGCGTGCCACTGACCGACCCAGAGGCGATGAAATATGAAAACGAGGTGACGGAATGACGAATTTCAAAACGCCAGCATTTCAATCGGAAAAGCTGCGCAGGTTTGCTCGCGGCAAGGACTGCCAAGCCAGAAGCATCTGGTGCAACGGCAACCCGGCAACGGTTGTTCTTTGCCATTCACGACGGCGGGCTGGCGCTGGCATGTCCCAAAAGCCGCACGACTTCTGGGGCTACCATGGTTGCTCCGATTGTCATGCTAGGGAAGCCGACATGGAGGACAGCGAACTTTACGACGCGATCCGGCGCACTCAATATCTTGTCTTCGCAGAATTTGGGACACTGACACCATGACCGAAACACAGACCAAACAAATCCTCGCGCACTTAAAGACGGGCCGCAGCATCACGCCGATTGATGCGCTGAACAAATACGGCTGTTTCCGCCTTGGGGCGCGTATCTATGACCTCAAGCAATCTGGCCACAATATCTACAGGGAAATGATCGAAACCGACAGCGGCAAGCGGGTGGCGTCCTATACACTGGTGAAGCCATGACCAAGCTGCGCGTCTTGGACCTGTTTAGCGGCATCGGAGGCTTTAGTCTTGGCCTTGAGCGGACAGGCGGCTTTGAAACAATCGCCTTCTGCGAATACGAGCCATTTCCCCGCGCTGTCTTGGCGAAGCACTGGCCTGATGTGCCGTGCTTCCCTGACGTGCGAACCCTGAAAGGAACCGACATTGACGGAACAATTGACATTATTTGCGGCGGGTACCCATGCCAGCCTTTTTCCACAGCCGGGCAGCGCCGAGGCCAGAAAGATGACCGTCACCTCTGGCCAGAATTTAGTCGGCTCGTGGCTGAACTCCGGCCCACTTGGGTCATTGGAGAGAACGTTGCTGGGCACATCAGCATGGGCCT